CAACTAAAAAGAAGAAGGCGGTGCCAGAAGATTGGTTGCCAAGTGAGGAACTAAAGCAGTCTATCGATCTTAAGCTACAGGAGAACCAAGACCATGAGTATGAAACGAATCAATTCTGTTGTCACCACGCCAGCAAGGGAAGCACATTCGTCAACATCGACCTCGCTTACAGGGGCTGGTGCTATCGAGCCTTTAACTGGCGATCAGATAGAGCAGGGTCTGGCAAGGTTACTGGAACTGGCAAGCCCACACGAGGTAGACAGAAGGCTTCTCATTTCGCTGGAATCGCACACGGGCTATCCAGTAAGAGAAATAAGCAGGACGAGGTTCACTGATACAGATTATCAGACCATCGTTCAACGCTACGAGATTACATGCACCGACATAGATGGCCTAGATAGGGCGATAACCGCCGTTAGAAAGGCACTGGTGCCGCTTCCAAGGAATCAGATAGAAGATCAGCTAACCATGCTAGCAACGGTCGTTGTGAAGCCTTCTATGGAGAGTTCAGAAGATCAGCTAGTGCGAATAGAATCATTAGCTAGTTTATTGCATGAGTATCCAGCCGACATTGTACTCTATGCAATAGAGCGAGTGACCAAGACATCTAAGTTTTGGCCTTCGTTCGCTGAGTTTTATCAGCACATCGATTGGATGTTGGCAAAACGTAACCTGATGTTAAGAGCATTGGAAAGTAAAAGGGTTGCACTTACTGCACAGTTGCAGTAGTATTGAAAAGTAGGTGGCGGCTCGTTCGGGACTGTTGCTTGCCGCAGTGTTTGCATTAGTGGATACCTTCGCGTCACCTACACAAACAAGGAGAACCAAATGAACAGAATAGGATTTATTGGCGGTAGCGATATGCGCCGCATCATGGATGGCGATTGGACATCGCTATGGGAAGAAAAAACAGGCAAGGTAGAGCCTGTTGATCTGTCAGATAACTTAGCGGTACAGCTAGGCACAATCACAGAACACTTCAATAAAGAATGGTTCAACAAACAGCATACAAGTGAAGGCTGTGAGACCATTGCCGCAGGTCACAAAGGTGTAGGTCATGGCCTTACAGCAGAGATGAACTGGGAAGGTGTGCCTCTTAAGGGACAGGTCGATGGTCACATCATGGTAAACAGAAATTTCACTGATGAAATCATTGAGTGCAAACACACCTATGATATGAACAAGATGGAGGCATGTCTGCAAATGTACATGCCGCAGATGCAGTTCTATATGTGGGTGCATCAGGCCAAGGGCTGTTACCTATCAGTTATCTTTGGAAATCGCAGATGGGAATCTGTCTATGTCACTAAGGATTGGGACTACATCCACAAAATGCAAGTTCACCTGACTGAGTTCTGGAGGCTAGTCAGAGATGACACACGCCCTTTCGCAGATGAGCAGATACCACCTGTGTCTATAGATAAGATCAAAGTTGATGGCCTAGTACGCAGGGATGCGTCATCTGATAACGAGTTCATCAGTAGATGCCACGACTACATTGAACATGAGCCAAATGCCAAGCTGTTCGATTCAGCCAAGTCTGAACTAAAAGCTATGGTTAGTAACGATGAGCGAGAAGTTTACTGTGACCTTCTCACCATCAAGCGCGACAAGCGCGGATCACTTCGTGTCACAGTTAACAAGGAGAACCAAGATGTCTAATGATAATCTAAAACTATGGAACACAGTGTCTAAGTCTGACCCTAAGTTCCTCAAGAAAGTATCGTTTGGATCACGCTCATTTACAGCCATTGATCCACAGTATCAGGTTAGATCAGCAACAGAACAGTTCGGTACAATAGGCCACGGATGGGGGTGGAGCAACGAGACACGCTTCATCGACGTGTCGAATGGCGACACCGCCGTTATAGCTGACGTAACCATATGGACAGGATCGCCTGACAATTCATTCGGACCTTTCTCTGGATGCAGAAAGTTTTTTGATTCTGCCAAAGGCAGGATGGCAGAGGACGCACCCAAGATGGCAATCACCGATGGTCTTACCAAGGCTATGTCACATCTAGGATTCAATGCCGATGTGTTTCTTGGCGAGATGGATGGCAACAAATACGCCGCCGACTCAAAAGCTGGCAAGCAAACAAGCGGAGGATGGTAATGTTTTACGGAAACCAAATAGCATCTTTAGATGCAAAGCTAATCGATATAGATCGCAAGCTAGAGCAACTAATCTGGTCTATGAAAAAGCCTGTAAAGAAACAGGTTAAGCCTAAACAAAAAAGCAAGCCTAAGTATTCCAAACCATTTATAGATAGAATAGCTGGCAGATACAAAAGCAAACACGATCTAGTACAAGAAACAGGTTTAACATATCAAACAATTACTACTTATATCAGACACGCAAGAGCCAATGGTCACAATATTGTTAGGCGAAGAATAAAATTAAAGAGACCACATTTACCACATGGCTTTGTTATGGTTTCACAATATAAATTAGTAAAGGATAAATAGCATGAACGATTACGATAACACTAACAGAGGCGCGGCCTTCAAGCCGTTTCCAGAGCAACAGTTTATCCTGCAAGGTAAGCTAAACATTATGGGTGATGAGGGTCAAGTAGCACTCATCATGGCTGAGTCTAAGGATGGCAGTAAGCGCATAGAAGTATATCAACGCGCTGGTGTTCTATTTGCAAACAAAGATAAGAGCGATGAAAACAAACAGCCAGATTATAGCGGACCTCTTGACGGTCTGCATCAAGACTGGCGCATTGCGGCATGGAAAGAAATGAAAGGTGACAATGCCTATATGTCACTCAGAGTTTCAGAGGTGCAAAAGAAACAAGAGGCAGAGTCGCAAGATGAACCATCTAGCAAACAGATTGATGATGATATACCATTCTAATCTGCGATAGTTAGGTGGTTCTCCCTATCGCATAGCGGGTGAGCAGTCGTACCATTCTGCTCATCCGCGACCTAAATAGGGATCGCCAACAACTCAAGCCTAGCAATCAAACGATCTGCTCTATTGGTTACTTGCTTATAGTATCTACTATCTTTTAACTCAGCCCCAGCAGTTTCAAATTCTTCTGCCTTTATAGCCGCAATAAATTTCTTAAACTTAGACATACGCGGCCTACCCATATTAAACATTAGATTGCATAAAATGTGTTGCAGTTCATCGCTCATGCTGTCCCATGTTGGGTAGAGTATCTTGCAATCTTCTATAGTTACAGCAATGTCTAAAGCAAATAGCTGACGCACTCGCTCCTCAGATACATCTGTACCTACAGGCTGACCATGTTCAGGCTCACCCTCAAGAATTAAATGACCCACACCGCAGGTTTCCAGACCTAAATGATCTAAATACACAGAGTAGACACAGCCTTCATCATTAGCAATCTCTTGCCGCAAAGTATCTATGTTCATTTCTTAAATCCTTTCAGCCCACGGATTCCAAATGACGCACCTATTGAAGCAAAAACTGCGTACTGAAACCATGATGGTGTATTGGAAAGAGCATCAAACCCACGCTCGACATATGGCTGAGTAAAAGGAACGAAGCACATAGCAATTATAGCTATAAACAAAATAGTCCACGCCTCATCTTTCCAGCTATCTCTGCTACCCTGCGCCATGATCTTTTCCCAGCCAGCTTCATGAGTAGCGGCAACCTTCATTACCTCTGCTTCCGCTTTAGCTTTAGCTACCTTGGCTTCACTGGTGGCTTTCTTTTCATCAGCCTTACCTTGTAACCAAGAGCCAGCCAAGTTACCTACAATCGGGATCAATGCCTGTATCATTTATTTAACTCCATTGATAATTTCAATTTTGCTAACTCAATCTCAAGATCATGTACCCTTGCCACAGTATCCTGCACAGATTTAGGTGGCTCAAAATCATCTATCCAATTATCATTTTCTTCAACCTCTTGCATAGTAAGTTCAAGGTTATGCTCAAGAAAACTAATCCGTTCTGTCAGACCAAAATAAACCCAAACAGAAACAGCAGTAAACGCAATCATACTAATAAGATTACGCAAAGGAATTGTTATTTCACTTGCTTCGTTTAGTTTTGTAGCCGCTTGTTTCATTTTTCACTGCCTAACCAGACTGCAAATGCCCCTGTCATGGCACCAGATACAACACTTATCATTGCGCTTTGTTGTGTGGTTAAATCATCGAGGCTAATGCCCCATTCAATGACTCTGATGTACATAACAGTCATGACAAACATCATAAGTCTTGGCAGTATCTTCCATTTAAGAAATGTTTCTACGCTCATTTTAACGCATCCTTTATGCTGTCCAAAGTATCTTTGAGTGAATAGCCCTTGGGTTTTGGATTGTATTCACACTGATAAGAGCGTGGGCATCCAAGATATAAAGCTGATGTGTGTTGTTCTTGTGTGTTGTTTGCACCACGATAGAAACAAATTACTTCTGATTTGCTTATGACTTCAGTGTGTGCCAATCGACAGGTTGTCATCTTAGGCAATGATGCACTAGCTTTGAATGCAACAAGCACAACCAAGCCTACAACTAGAACACCCATGATTAAATAGAACAACATGCTTAGACCATCAAAGATTTCTTTACGCTGTGCCGCTTTTTCTATAGCCGCTTGCCTAACACGTTCTTTCTGTGCCTGTATGCGTCTGGCTCGTTCTTCAACAATAGACTTCCATGTACCTGATCCAAAGCGTAGATCAACCAACATAGAAACTTCGTATAATTTTTCTTGAGCAAGTTTTGCATCTATCATCTCTGTAGCTACACCGCCAATGCCATCCATAGCACCAACGCCAGACTTTTTATTACGCTCTTTGTTTACCTGTGCCTGACCTTCAAACAGGTTGTCGATATATCCAGCGATTTCTGAAATGTCATTACAGGTATTGATGCAGGACTTAATAGCATCAGTCGCACCTTTAACTAAGGCAATGCCAGCAAGGGCTGTGCTAATTGGTTCCATTGATGATGATGCCTAGAAGTAACACTATGGTTGTGCCAGCAGTACCAATCATAATGTGTTCAATGCGCTTGATACGCAGGATGGTTTCTTTCCATCGCTCAGTACATACTGCTTCATGTGTATCGATTTGTGCTTGTACAGATGCGGCTGTTGGCTTGCTCATTTTATTTCAATCAAATCCTGCAATGTTGGCTTTTGCATTTGTTGCATAAGCTGATGACTTGTTTCATTTCCCTTAACCATTTCATTGCGGAATGACTCGACAGCCGCACCTGTCTGCGCAGACATCATTGCATTATCTATAAGCAACTTGGGCATCCAAGCCATAGAGCAACCCCAGTCATCAATCTCTTGACCTGTATTTGGGTCAGTGCCACGAATCTGAATAAACCAAGAGCAGTCCATTTGTTTACACGGCTCAAAGTTATTAAGTGGGCAGTTACTTTTGACTTCGATTTTCATTAATCGCCGCCAGCCTCTGCCGCTTGTGCTTCAGCTTCTGCAATCCTTGCTAACTCTGCGTCATGTGCAGTTTGCCAAACTGTATCGACATTCGACCACCAACTGATGGTTGTCTTGTCAGCAACATCTTCATTAGCAGTAATCATGTTTTTTACACGATCACCCTTTTCAATATCGGCTGTTCCATCTGCATAAACTTGGACAGCAAGTACATCAGATGGC